AGGTCATGCCTGTTTTCATTTTATTCAAAATTAATTGTGTCTTTTAGTACTTTTATTTGTTTCTTTAAATCTTCGATTTGCCGGTGTTGTTTTATTAGATCAGCTTCATGAATACGTTCCATATTTTCAAGCCTGAACGTGTGAGATAATGCGTTTACAATAATCTTTTTCGCCTCCATTAGTTCAAAAAATTTAACCTGTTGTTCAGGGTTTGGGTTCTTTTCAATTTTCACCCAAATATCCATAAGATAACTTGAAAGGAATGCCGATGCCCATGCGCCATTTTCGTGAGTAGAATAATAATCCGGCATCTTTGAAATTTCCTTTACTACATTGTAATTGTTTTTTGATCTATCCATTTTTAAAAAGGTGTTACTATTTGTTTGCTTCCTTCACGACTTTTATATCTTCCTGTTACCCAATCATAATCAATCTCGGCTGTTCCCTTCATCCCTACTGATTTTGGTTTTGCTTTTTGCACATGAATATCTACAAATGTACGTTCAAAATGAGTATCTGAGTGTTCCAAAGGTCGGTGTACGCATAGAATTGAATCGGCTTTTGCAAACCACGTCCCACCTCCACTTAATTCGTATGCTGTTGGAGGATCATATTTGCCTTCTTTGTTTTTCTGAAGTGTGCGAGGATGTGCCACTACGAAAAAGTGAAGTTTATGTTTGCGAGCAAAGGCACGAACATTTGATAAGGCTATTTCCAAGTAAACATCTTGTCGACCCCCATCATTAAACTCTGAAAAATTATGCAATAATTCATTCCAAGGGTCAATTGTTACTGTTTTAATTTCATTTTCATAAATACATTCTGTTATCTCTTGCATAAAACTTGTCGGTGATGGTGTTTTATCTTCAACCTCACGAACTATAAAATGTTCTGTGATAAATCCTATGGTATTATAAAAATCAGTCTTTGTAATGCGATTAAAAGCGTTTGGACGATTTGACTTTCCAAGACACTTGCAAGCTAACTCCAAATAAATATCCTCAGCAAAACCGCTTTCGGGTGTAAATATCAAATGTTTGAACGAATATTTCTCACTTAACCTGATTAACATTTCAAAAAGAAATTCAGATTTACCATGTCCGGGTGTTCCTCCAATGTAGGTTGTTGAACCTAAAACTATTTTATAAAACGGATCGAGTTCAGGAATATCCAACGAATAAACAATCTTGTTAGGGTTGTCGATTAGCCATTCCACACGGTCAATTACTTGTTTATCTAATCTTACTATCATACGTGTCCTGCTGGAGGGGTACCAGCTTTTTTAATATTGTTACCAAAACTTTTATCGTTTGCAAACCATGTCTTTAATCTGCGTTTTAAGTCCCATGTTTGTTCAAGTTCCTGACGAAATTTTGTGTTTGATTTATTTGGCTCTATCCAATACTCATAAAATTTCATTAGTTCGTTTATGTCATAAGAACTTTTAAAAGGGGTGAGTGTGGTAGCAAATTTTAATTTGCGTTCCTCTATATTATTTTCTTTTATTTCCTTTCCTTTCCTTTCCTTTATAGTATTACTATCGTAATTCGATTGTAATACGCTCGTATTTAATAACCGTTCAGCCCTATATTTTTCCCAACGTATATTAACAGATTCCTTTGCTTTTTGAGATATTTCATTTCTTGTATTTAATCTTTTTTCAACTGATGAGCTTCCGAAAAAGCCATCATTAATTACGAATAAACCAAAGTCGTTTATTAATGAAATTAAAATATTTTTTTCACATCGTAAATCGAAAGAAATACATTCGTAATCTAATGGTAATACGTTAGTATTATTATACAACTCTTCAATTAAAGCCCAAAACAAACCATAACCGCTAAAACCATGTGTAGATATTAGTTTCTTAATCTTAATATCATTTCTTGCATTATAATCGTGTGAAAAATAAAATGTGTCCTTTGCCATTATTTTTGAAATTTATCTCACTCGGTACAACAGTTTCCCAAAAATGTGGAACGGCAAAGGACTACATTGAGAATACTGTGTACGTTGTGAGAAGATTTTAATATTTTTGTCATAATCCTTTGCCTGATTTGATAGTGCAATATTAATTATAAATTCAAGTCTTTTATCTTTTGTTTATAACTTTTAATCATGTCTTGAATTTCCGGAACAGATATTTTGAAGATATTTTTAATATTTGCCTCCAAATATTCAACTTCATTTCCTTACGTATTTCCTTCGCTTCTTTTACTCTTTTAAACTCGCTGAGAACCTTTCTATAATTAATTGCACAAATAGCATTGCACACATATTGCAACGGCTTAGTCTGCATAAAAACACTACCGCATTGCTTACATTTTCTTTCCCTTAATTTTGGTTTCATTTAGTTTCTTTTTACCCGACCATTTATCGGCATATTTAATTTTCAATTTCTCACAAAAAAGTTTTCGTTCTGCATCAAGTCTTTCAATTCCTGCGAGTTGTTCCTGAGTAACTATCATAAATTAAAACATTCATCAAGATGGCATTGAGCGTACCATTGTAAGTTGCTAACGTCAACCTTTACTTCTTCTTTTTTAATTAATTCCTTATATTTTGAAATAGTCAACTGCTTATTTTTTATGAGCCAATATTTACCTTCAAAATTAAAAGGGATATATTTTGGAGTGCTTGAAATATCAAATAGTAACTTATGCCGGAAAGCAAGTTTTACACCTTCAAATTCAAGATGGTTTGAGTATGTTATTATATATTCATTTGGTTTTTCTTCCATAATTTAAAAGGGTTTACAAAGGTCGTGGCTTCTATACGCAAGTTAGTGGCAATTATCGGAACGATACTTCTTCGTAATAACATTTGGTTATATTTTGAAGGCTATTCCATCTATCAAAGTGCTTTTCAACGTGTTCGTCTGCTATCCATTTCATTCCAAATTTATCTGCTTCAAATTTCTTGTAGTGGTCTTTCCATTTTTTCAGCATCTTATTAAACTTGGTGCAGTATTTGGTTGCAGTTATTTTTTTATTGGTAACAAAAACCACAGCACTATAATAGTCATCATACGAGCCACCACAATATCTAACCAAATAATAACTGCCACTAACACGGGTTTGGCAAAATGGCTGTTCAGTAATTCTATCAATCATTCGTTTTTTATTTTAAGTTTTGTGCTTCTATCAAACATTCGGTTCAGCCACTTCGCCAAGCCCGAAACCGTTAGGTGCAATGCTATTCGACCTCCGTTTCATAATCACGTTTCAATTTGACAAGTAAATTATTGGCTACTTCTTGAGGTAATTTTTCAAAAAGCCTTTCAATTAAATCACTACTATCAAAATCGGCTTCACGATAATTTATCATATTATCTAAAACAGAAGTAAACTGTTCTAAAACATCTGTTTTTACATCTCGTTTCGGTGGCGTTTTAAAATCTGTTTTACCATCTTCTGTTTTAGAGTATATTCTATCTTCAATATCCTCTGTGATTTTTACATTTTCGGCTTCAAAAATTAATTCGTAGCCATAATTTCTTTTAAGTGTTATGTTCATTTTATTTAAGTTTATGAGAAGCACTGCACCTAACAAGGTATTGCCAAAAGCAGGGCATTCTCGGTTAATTAATCATTTGTACTTCTATTAGGCATTTGTGCAAGGTTGAAACTTTTGTCTTTCAAATCCCTGCCTTCGGCAATACCCGACCGTTATCTGCAATTTTTGCTTTAAGACCATTCACCTATACATTTTCCGTTTTTCAAAATATCCAAACCACATTCAGCAGCAAACACTTTTTTGCATTTATGACATTGCCACCTTACTATACCTTCTGCATCTCTGTGTTGCATTTCTTTACCTTTAAACTCGTGTTTGCACGTTCTCTGTTTGAAGAACGCAAAAACAGCAGATAACAGCAAGTTAGCGTTATTGCTGAGTTTAGTGATTATTGAAATTTCGTTTTTCATATCTAAATTTGTCTAAGTTTGATAATATCGTGTTTCAAAGTCAGCAACAAACGCCAACTTGCATACCGTTATAGCCCCTCCCACACTTTAACCGGCTTTCCGTACAATCCAACCTTAACCGAACAGCTTTTAATCCTTCCAAGTTTTTCGAGTTCATTTATCCTGCCCGTGATCCGGTTTATTTCCCATCCTAAATATTTTGACACTTCATAAGCCGAACATTTCCCAAGTGATTTAATTGCTTCTAAAACCTTCGTTTGTTTATCTGCTAAGTTCGTGATGGTGTGATAAGAATTGTTGCGAGTAAAATTTATTTGTAGTTGTTTCATTTTAAGAAAAATTAACCTTTAATACTTCCAAAAAGTCATCCCTCATTCTGATTATTTTTGGACTTCTAATGTCCAATTCAGTTGAGAATGTTTCATCCTTTGGAACATCTATAATTATCATTCGTTGTTCGTATGGTACTGGGTATGTAATGCCCATATCACTCATGCGGTTTGTTTCCAAAAGATAAGCGCAAATCTTCCATCTATCTAATCCGTACAACATCATGTACATTTGACATTGATAGAATTGTTCATCACTAATTCCTTCGTGCATATAATTCAACCAACCTTCAAGAGTTGTTGGGCATTTAAAATCAATCCCAAATGATGAAGTTAAACAATCGGCTGAACCCCCATAGTTTCCTTTACTGATAAATTCAGGTTTCTTTGCTTCTTTATCAAAGAATGTTTGATAGTATTCAAGTGCTGATTGTTCTGATAGTGTTCCATGTTCTGTTTGCCACGACCCAACCTCATCATAATACTTAAAGAACATTTGATTTGCGAGTTGTTTCGCATAAGTTCTTTGACCTACTTCGGCTGATTTCTTCGGGAACAAAACAAAAACTTTACTGCCGGTTATTAACCCGAACCTTTCGTCTGTGAATTTGTCGTTATTTGATTCCATTTCTTTAAATTCTGTTAGTATTGGGTTTAAAAGGTGCATAATGCTTTCGTAATAGGCATTGCGCTGTTTTATTTCGGCTAATTCCATAACCTATTTTGCTTTAACTCTAATTGCATCTACAACCTCACCAAACGCTTTAACTTTAGCCGAATAGATAGTAACTGACTTGCCTATCCACTCTTCAATGTAAGGGGTGTTTAAAACCTTAGTGACTATTTTCATGTTGGTTTTATTCATGATTAAAGGTTTGTGCGCCCCTTTCATGTAGGCTACTACACACATCTCTTCTTTTCCATCAACATTTTTAACCATTTCTTTTACAACCTTATCAAAGGTTATTTGCAATTCTTGTCCCGGAAGCAAATCATGTGAACCGACATATTTCGGATTCGTTAATTTTTTCCAGTGTGTTTGAGGTATTTTAGTTTCCATTTTGTTTAGTTATTAGCCTCTATTTTCCATGCTGAAACATTAGTGTACCATTTGGATTGATACTCTCTCGATTCGATGTTGACTTGAATCTTTAGTGACTGACCCATCCCGAATTGAGTAAGGTTATTTTGTTGACCCGAAACCGATAGACATATCTTTTTTGGGAACTTATCAGTTGTTTCGATAATGAACTCTTGTTTTGTCCATGCGCTTCCTGATTTGCTTATCCCTGATTGTTCCGGCATTACTTCGATTAAATTTCCTGATACTTCCATTTGTGTTTATTTGATTAAGTTGTGATTGAATTTCGTTGTGTTGGTTTTGGAGCCGTTCCTTGTCCTCGCTATAATTCTTAATTGAGTAACCAATGTTGAACCCGATTGCAGCGATAAGGATTAGCGTTTTCATTAATTTAGAATGTGGTTAATTTTATCGGCAATTATTTTAAACCCTCTATCAGTTGGGTAAATATCATTGTAAGATTCACGCAATGCTATTATAGTGCTGTGGTCACGGCCTCCGAGAAGCCTACCTATTGAGGTTAATGTTTGCCCTTGTTTACATAAATAATTTGCAATAATTCTTCGAGCATCAACTATCTCACGTTTGCGAGATTTAGAACAAATAATCATTGGCAGGATATTCATTTCTTCTGCTACGATGTCGATTATTTCAGTTGGTGTTTTCTTTTTTCTGATTATCGGTGCTTCCCAATAAGAAAAACTCATGTGTACTTCCATATTATTTTAGTCTGTTTTTAAAATTATAATCCTTCATTCTATTTTGATTCCTGCGTTTAACTTCTTTTGCTTGGCAATAAACTATGGCCCCGATTAATGCGATGACTAATCCGATTAATATGCCTTGGATTGCGAGAGATAGTGTTTCTTTTTCCATGATTTTATATGATCGTTTACTATGTTACAATACATTCATCAATAGATGTGATGGTTTTGTTTGGTGTTTTTTTAACTTTTTCAAGTATTTCGGCTTCGGTGTATACCATATTTTATTTGAATTAATAATTGCACTTCCGTGAGCAGGGTAATTAGCTGTTGCGTGAATGACTGACAATAGTTTTTGTTCGTTAGTCATATAAGGTCGTTTTTAAGGCCTTCAATAAATTCTTTTGGGAGTTGTAGTCTTTCCGCTTCTAAAATCAATTGCATCAATTGTGTGAAATCTTTTTGCGTGTCAAACTTCTCACGAACATAAGTCATGCAAGTAATCTCTAATGCTGTATAGTGTGATTGCATCATGCAAATAATATCAGATGCAATGCATTTCTCACTTACTAAGACATCGTTAATTGCGTCATCTTTTCTTAAATCTTCCAAGTCAATAAAATCATCAGTTCCACAATCAGGACATTGATCGTATTGTTCATCATTTGAATCATCGTATTTTATCATAGGTCGGTCAAACTTGTGACCGAATGGATTGCATTGGTACATAATTTATTTGGTTAAGTTCCCGATAATTACTGAAAGAATAATTGCTCCAAAAAAAATGGCAACCGAGCGATAAAATTTTTTAGTTTCGTTATTCATCTCTTAAACTCCTCAATATTTTAGATGAATTTGCACGAGCCTTTTGATTTGCAATAATAGTTTTTGCATAGGCCTTAGTAATTGCAGCATCAATTTTAACTGATACAGATACCCTGAATGGGTCATCTGTTAACCACCGATTAACCGTTGCTTTTGATGCCCCTGACATATCAACTATTTTTTGTATGTCGCCATGTTCTAAAAATTCTTTGAGTGATGTTTTTCCGTTTGTCATTGTTTTAAATTTAAAAACTTCGTTGTTAATTCGAGGACAAATGTATATTAAAAGTATAATATAAGTCAAGTAAAAATGTTATTTATTTTGTAACTATTTGATTTTTAGATAGAATCATTTGTGTTAATAACAAATAATAATAAAAAAAGCAAGCAAATTTAAATAATTATACATTTGTGGTCGTGTTACGTCAGCAAATAATTGATATAATTATTAAAAATAACAACTACAAAGAGTTGTGCAGGCGGTTCAACTCTAAGTATTACGAGGATTTATATCAGGAAATTTTTTTAATTATACTTGAACTTCCGGAAGAAAATTTACCTCAATTAAAATTCCTTTCCACATGGTATTATAGAGTGGCTCTCAATACTATCACACCAACTGGGCAACTCGGGAAGGTTCTATTTAGAAAAGAAGTTGAGTTAAAAGAAATGTCATCAGTAGTTGCAAGTGGAAATGAAGTTAACGATGAAGACTTCATCAAACATGCTGAATATTATATGTTGAATTTGCCGGAGTTTGAAAATCGGATATTATTACTTTATAATGAACTTGGAAATATGAAGAAGGTTCAGAAACATACAGGCATATCATACTCGGCTCTTCGATATGTTAAAGATAAATTGAATAAATGAATAAAGTAGAAATAAGACATAATTATTTGTACTTAATGTATAATGATGTAACTAAACTTTATAAGGTTGGTATAGCAGACAATTTACGTGAGAGGCATAGGAGATTAGAAACATCATCAGGAATAAGGCTGTTACTGGTAGCTTATATTGTATATGATAAATATTACGGAAATGGTGAATTAGATGATAGCACTAACTTTGCAGATGAACAAGCTATACATAGCAAATTTAAGAAACACAGAAGGATAGGAGAATGGTTTGATTTTTCATTAAGAGATTTAGCAAAATTAAAAATGTTTGTTAGAGAAGAATTGTATGAATATGAAATAGAAATTTGTAAAAAATGAAAGTACTCATCATTGTTCCTTCACACCCCGTATATTCAGGAGTAGACTTTCATCGGTTAGTAGTTCCTCACAACGTTATGGGAGTGTTATATCCTGAATGTGAAATATCAATGATAAATGAAATTGATTCTGCAACTGAGGAATTTTTAAAGTGCTTTGATTTAGTAATTGCAAATCGTTTCATTTCAAAAGTTGGGGACTATATCGAATTGATTCAAAAATTAAAACGTGTTAATGTTCCTTATGTGATTGATTTGGATGATGATTATAAACTAAATGATACTCATATTTTGCAAGGTGTATCTAAAGGAGATGGGCACGCAGCTAAAATTATTTATGGCATCAATCACGCTATTGGAGTTACCACAACTCACACATATTTGGGACGGACTTTACAAAATGAAACATTAGTAAAAAAGATTCGCATAGTTGAAAACGGAATATTACCGGTTGGTCAATTTGAGACTAAAGATAAAAAGTTAGATGTCCCTACATTTGGTTGGTCCGGTTCAATTACCCATTTTGAAGATGTTATGGAGCTATTTGATTCCTTGCTTTCGATGTATAAAGATAATTCGTTAAAATTTAAAGTTGTGTATGGCGGTTTCAGTCCTGACGATGATATGGCAAGGGCTATCGCAGGAGTACTATCTTGCAAAGGTGTTGCACCTGCCGATAAGTTCGCAACGTTCCCAAGTACAACCGTTGATAAATATGCTAATTTTTACGACCATATTGATATAAGTCTTATTCCTCTAAGAGATAACCGATTTAATAACATGAAATCAAATCTAAAATTAATAGAGGCAGGATTTAAAAAGAAGGCAGTGATTTGCTCCAATGTTTATCCTTACTCGCCAATGTTAAAGCATGGTATCAATTGTCTTGTTGTTAATTCTCGTCATGATTGGTATAGAAATATGGTTAAATTAATAAAGAACCCAAACATGATTAAGGACTTAGCAGAACAGCTTTATATTGATGTGCAATGTCAACACATGAACGTTGTAGCTGAGGCACGTTATAACGCATACAAATCATTTTTAAATATATGAACAACATAATCATCACAATCGGAATGCCTTTGCTTTGGACATCGTTTCTTCTGCTAACTGAATTTCCAAAATGGTTAAATTTTAAACCATTCAACTGTATTACGTGCCTATCCTTTTGGAGTGTATTAATCATTCTAACATACTCAAATGGAATAGATATAAATACTATTGGATTTGCAGGGATAGCCGCTTACGTTTCATTGGTTGCTAAAAGAATACTATTCAGAATATGAGAACATTTGAGGAAGTTTATAACGACATGATTAATCTGAAGGACGGCAACCGTTTCACGATTAAAGAATGTATCAACATTTTTGAGAACGAGAAGTCATGGGTTGGAACAAATCAACAACTTCTTGAACTTCGCAGCTTGCAGCATGAATTGACAGGCATACGTCCGGGCAATTGTTCAAATTGTAATATAGATGTGATGCGTAATATGATCAGATGGTTGATAAAATACGAATTTGAACACCCGAAAGAAATTGAAACTATAACAATCAAAACAAAAACTAAAAACAGAGGATTCAAATGAGAAAACTAATTTTAATTGCGCTGATAATTTCAGCATGTTCAAAACCCGCAACGGTAACACCAATTGTAACTGCTCCGGCAGTAGTAACAAAACAATTCGTGTTAAACTTTAAAGGTACTCAGGGTGTGTCTGTATGGATTGACGAAGATAGAAAATCTGTTGGGGCAACACCCGATTTTCAGTATGTTGTTCACATGATAAAAGGGGACAGTATCTATGTACGATGCTCAAGCGTTATGGCCGACTATTACACGTCAGTTGAGATACTTGATGAAACAGGAGTACAGTTTTACTACACGAAACAAAAAGGAATGTTTTATTTTTACTTTAAATATTAATATGGCATTATTAGCAATGGCGGTATATGACACCGAAGAAAACGAACGTAGCGAATATACTCGCCAAACTTTAATTTCATTATTTGAAACAGTTAATTTTACTCAGCATAGATTATTTATTATAGATAATAATTCTTGCCAAAAAACGAAGAATATTATTGACACTTTTTTAAGGCAATCAATCAATATAACATTAATCACAAATGAAACCAACGTAGGAACAGCCGCAGCTATAAATCAGGCATGGAAGTATCGCAATCCAACCGAACATCTAATCAAAATGGATAACGATGTTGTGATTAACGGCTATGGATGGGTTGAAGAACTTGAAGAAGCAATTGAAACCGATATAACTATTGGTATCATTGGACTTAAAAGAAAAGACCTGATGGAAAATCCATTTAGAAACGATGAGTATAAATCAACTCTTCGTATGCTCAGACACGAAGAGGGTAAACGATGGATAATAGTTGAAGACGTGCAACACGTTATGGGAACTTGCCAGATGTATAATTGGAGGTTGATTGATAAGATGGGAGGGCTAATGCAAATGGGAGGACTATATGGCTTCGATGATACCTTGTCAAGCATTCGGGCAAAGATTCTCTGTTATAAACTTTGTTTCCTTCCACATATTGAAATTGACCACATAGACGAGGGAGGCAATGCCTACACTGAATGGAAAAGAAAATATGCGGGCGAACAAATGAAAGCCTTCTACGAAACGAAACAAGGTTTAATTAATGGGACTATTGATGTTAAAGTTAAGTTATGAAACATCTATCAGAAATAATCAATCAAGACTTCTTTTATCAAAATGAATGGCTATTACTTGGCACGGGTGCTTCGTTAGATAACTTCAATCCAAAAGAACATACCGATAAGAACATTGCGGCTATTTATGCAGCCGGAGAAGTTTGCAGACCTGACATTTTATTTGCACCCGATACTCATGGATTCATTCACTCTTATAATTTATTCGAGAAAAGCCGAAATGTAGTCACACGAGCGTTTAATTTTGATGAAACAAAAGACCTACATTACTTTGAATACGATTGCGACATTAAATCTGAAACAAGTGAAGGCACTTTTCACGGAGGCAATGGCAAAAGATATTTCCCTTTTCACGAACCGTTCCAATGTTCATGCACTGCTAAATTAATAGCTAACTTTTTTGGAAAGGCTGGCATTAAAAAGATTCAATCATTTGGATTCGATGGAGGTACTTCAATATTCAGCAAAGCTCCTGCATGGTACACTGACGAGTATATTGATTTGGTGCCCAGTTTTGAAAATGAACGCCAGGATATGTTTGATGAACTTGGAAAATATAAAATTGAATTTATAAGGCTATGAAAATATTATCAGTATTTGATGACCGGTCAAAGATAGCAGAACTGCAAAGGTCACTTGATTATTTCAAACTCGACTATGAATTGATTTTCCGGCAATGGAAAGGATTCGGAAGTAAATTGCATGGAGTTTATGAGTACTTGCGAGAGCATACAGACTGCAACGAGTTTATGTTTGTCGATGCTTACGATTCTTTTTTTATAGGTATTCCCGAATTTAAAGAAATAATAAGTGCTGAGGTCAACTGTTGGCCGGATGCTGAACTTGAAATCGAATATAAAAATACAAACTTTAGATTCCCTTATGTTAACTCAGGTGGGTACATGATGACAAGGGAAAGATTTATGACCTTATTTGAAAATGACCGTCCAAATGAAGATTGTGACGACCAAAGGTGGTTGACTAAACAGGTTTTAACCCACAACATCCCAATTGATAACAACTGCGAAGTGTTTCAGACCTTATGCGGAGTACACCAATACGAGTTTGAGCTCGGAACGGTTAACTCAAAATTATATTCAACTATTACACAATCATTCCCAAAGGTCATTCACGGTAACGGTAAGGCTAAAATGGAATATTATTATAACATACTATAATGGCGAAGCCAACGGACATATCAAAGTTTGATGAAGTGCTAAAGATTATAAGCACCTCACATAATGGGGTGCATACCGCTTGCAGGACTGTCCACATCTCAACTAATTCGTTTTATGATTGGCTAAATTTAAACGATGATAATCAATTAAGATATGCGAGCGCGCGCGAAGCACAGGCCGACTTACTAGTTGAAGAGATGGTTCAGATAGCTGATGACAGTTCAAACGATACTAAATACGTCATTCGTGACGGTCAACAGATTGAACTCGAGAACACTGAGTGGACTAACCGCAGTAAGTTAAAGGTTGAAACTCGGAAATGGATCGCAGCGAAATTAAGACCAAAGAAATATGGGGATAAATTGGATGTATCAACTTCAATAAAAATTGAACAGCCTTTATTTTTGCCACTAAATCCAAAACAGATTGATAATGAGTAATTTAATTTGTATCCATGCGGTGGACATATCGCATTTTAATATAAACTTTTTATTGACATTGAGGGGGTAAAATGGGCGAAACATTCCAATACACAGATGCAATAGACAAACTTCGTAGGATGACCGCTCGAAAAAAAGTAGTACAGGGAGGGACAAGTGCGGGAAAAACATTCGGCATCATTCCGATACTAATAAACATCGCTGCTTCAACTCCAAAGACTGAGATTAGCATTGTATCAGAAACTATCCCACATCTTCGGAGGGGTGCAATTAAAGACTTTCTGAAGATAATGGAGATGTCAAATAGGTATATTGATGAAAATTGGAATAGGAGCCTTCTAACTTATAGATTTTCCAACGGTTCTTTTATAGAGTTTTTCAGTGCTGAAATGGAATCGAAACTTAGAGGAGCAAGACGGCACATCTTGTATATTAACGAGGCCAATAATATCAATTTTGAAAGTTATCATCAATTAGCAATTAGGACAAGTGGTGATATTTGGTTAGACTTTAACCCGACAAATGAATTTTGGGCACACACAGAAGTTTTAAATGAGCCCGACAGCGAACATATCATTCTAACTTATAAGGATAATTCTGCACTTCCCGAAACAACTGTAAGGGATATTGAGGCAGCAAGAGATAAGTCGGCTACTTCTACATATTGGGCTAATTGGTGGCGAGTATATGGACTTGGAGAAATCGGATCCGTTCAGGGGACAATCTTCGATAACTGGAAACAAGTTGATGAGATTCCAAAGGATGCTACACTCGTTTCGCATGGGATGGATTTTGGGTTTTCAAATGACCCGACAACTTTAATATCAGTGTTTAAATCTGAAGGTAAGTTATGGATTGATGAGTTACTGTATCGTACCAATATGACCAATAACGACATTGGGAACTTCTTAAAGACACTACAATTTGAGCGAAAGGAATTGATATGTGATAGTGCTGAACCGAAATCAATTGAAGAGTTGAGGCGGCAAGGTTTCAATGTTCACCCGGCTGTTAAAGGTGCTGATTCAATCAAAATAGGTATAGACATATTGAGGCGGTTTGAAATCTGCGTGACAAAACGTAGCACAAACATAATCAAAGAACTCAGAGGGTATCAGTGGGAAAAGGACAACGATGGTAAGTATACAGGTAAGCCAATTGACACTATGAACCACACCATAGATGCTATCCGTTACGTGGCACTATTGAAATTAACAAACAGGCCGGCCGGCAAGTACTCGACTATTTCGATTTAAGCAAATACACTAACTTTTTATACTAATTAAAAATGATTACTAATTACAACCAACTTTCTATTAAACAGTTTTTAGCCTGCAAACGGATTTCAGAAATGGAGCAAGACCCAATTATGCGAAAGGTTAAAATGTTAGCTGAGATAAGCGGAAGGAGTGAAGATGAGATTGAAGATTTACCTATTAGCGAACTTAAAAAACAGTTAGAAGAGTTTAATCAGATTGAAACTTTAACCGGGAATAAGAAAGTTAAAATGAAGTTTAAAGTTGGAGGGCGAAGATTTGAAGTCATTTGGAAACAACAGGAATTAACGGCATCTCAATTCATTGATTCAACTTTTTTCACTAAAGAAAGTACTGAAATTGTAAATCAGATTCATAACATCTTAGCTGCAATTTGTGTTGAGCGTACATGGTATGGTAAGAGAAAAGCCTATGACGGTTCAAAGCACAAAGAGATTGCAGACTTATTTTATAATGAAATGAAAATAGCAACTGCATATCCAATCATGCTTTTTTTTTGCAAATACTTCGAGGCATTGCAGGAAAATATCGAAACTTGTTTGATGGAGGAGTTGAAGGCAATGAACAAGACAATTCAGGAACATTTAATAAAAAGTGGGGTTGGGTTGCAACAATAAACGCGATGGCGAATAACGACCGTAGCAAGTGGGATTACTTTTTTGAGTTGAATGTGATAGAGTTTCTTAATTCGGTTACATTCTTTAAAGATAAGTCGGACGAAGATTACAGGATTAGCGAACAGAACAGAAGACATGGCAGTTGACGGAACAAGCATAGGTAATAAGTATGGACAAAGTCAAAAGGATTTTGCAAAGGCAAGTACTGATACAGTGTCTGATGTTGTAGTTGCTTGGTGTAACGAGGGGGTTGAAATAATGCGAAAGGTAATCTACAAGAAATCGAGAACACGAGGAGGTTCATCTTTAGCCGGAGCGATTCAACCTGCAAAACCAAGTGTAGTTAATGGAAGTGTAGTTGTGACTGTGTCAACCAACGCAAACTACGCAGACTATGTTGATAAGGGTGTGATAGGTATGAGAGGGAATAAAGGTGCTATTGCTAATTCAAAAGGACATACATACAAGTTCAAGTCATTTGGAGTAAGTCCTGACATGGTTAAATCATTCGTTGGTTATATTGCGGCAAGTGGATTGAAGACGTTTAAGAATAATGCAACGGGAAAACGAACACGGCTAATAAGAAAAGACAAGGTTAAACAAACCGACTTAATAAAACAGGCTGCAACGGAAATGGCAGTTGCAACTAAAATAGGAGGTATTAAACCAATGAACTTTATAGCACCTGCAATTACTGAGGAAAGGTTTAAGAAGTTGAACAGCGATATTAAAAAAGGTTTTGGAGTGGTTATAAAATTTAACATCATCAATGATTTAAAAGAAACGAAATGAGCATCACTAAAATAACAGTCCCAAATCAAATATCGTCCGCAAATAACCAGGTGATTTATAAAATAAGTTCGACTAATACTGCTCAACCGAATTTTAATTTTGTTGCTGATGTAACCGTGAGCGGTTATAGTGGAATTGCAGCACGATTGAAGTACCCAGTTCAACCAAGTTCAACTCAACTTCAATTCGATATTGGAAATGTACTAAAGAATTACGTTTCAATAAATTTTGTCAACTCAATTGGTTCAGATATAACAGGAGCATTTAATACAACAGCTCAATATTTTGTTGACTTTAGGGAACAGTATGACGTTTCAGGGATTGCGACGATAACAGGAATATCGACAACTGATCCGGCATCAGGTTATCGCCAAGCTATAAACACTGTATTCGATTTTCCTGAGTTCTCTGCAAATATTTTAGATAGTTACGATGTATCTGTTGGAGCTTGGTTAACATCACGAGTTGCAAATAAATGGAAGTTAGGAGAACAAAAGATTCTAACCTTTTTAGATAAAAATCGAACAGTAAATGCATGGGCTATTGAGGATTCAAACGGAGGCACGTCATCAGGAGCGTTAAGTTTACCAACAGCATGCAATGTGTTTAATATTGACTTCGTTAAAATAGAATCTTACGCTCCAAGCTCAGGTGTTAAATGGATTGATTTCAGTGTACTACACGACACAACCGTAAAGGCAACATATAGAATTGCAATCTATGATGAATGTTCCTTATATACAACTTACCGACTACATTGGCTCAATCAGTATTGCGGATGGGATACTTTTAATTTTAACAAAGCTGCTCAACATAGGTCTAATATTGAACGTAAGCAATTCAAATCAATTTTGCCATTGGGTTACGCAACTTCTGACAGATTAAAGAAAAACTACTCAACAAAAATAGTTGATTCAATTAACCTACAATCAGATTGGATTAGTGATGCTGAGAGTGATGTAATTCAGTCACTAATTGAAAGTCCTTATGTGTTTTTAGAGGATGAGAACGGGAACATGGTTTCAGTAAATGTGGCAAATACTTCTTATTTGAACAAGAAGTTCATCAACGGACGTGCAATGTTTAACGCTTCTATTGACATCGAATATACTTATAATAGAAATAGACAATCAATATAAAATTATGCAGTACACCGAGCTTAAAATACATCAGTTAATCAATGACGGCATTGCAACTCCTTTTTATGTTGATTTCAATATTGATTTAGCAGAGGATGAAACAATCCCTATCACAAAATCAATTAGCGATGTTGAGGATATTAGTTCTCGTAAGGCTGACTATTCTAAAACGATAACGATTCCGGGGACTGATAACAATAATAAAATATTCTCATCAATATTTAACCTTGCTCGTTCACTTTCGAGAGATGATACTAATCCATTATCCGTTTTTCAAAACTTTAATCCTGATTTTGACCCAACATTAAAAGCTGAATCCACATTATATCGAAATGGGATAGTATTGATGAAAGGATATTTGCAGTTGACTGACATAAGAATTACTGATGAGAATAGAATCGAATATGATGTAGTGATAATTGGTAAGGTTGGAAATTTATTTCAGGATATAGGCGAAGGGAAATTAAATGAAATTAATCTTTCTACATATAACCACGAATGGAATAGGACAAATATCACAGGCAGTTGGACTGCACCTGTTGGAGTTGGGTATTTGTATGGGATGATAGATTTAGGATTAGTATCAGACCAGCAAAATTTTTATGTTGAACATTGGTTCCCTCAAATTTATTTAAAAACTATTGTCGATGCAATATTTACGAAATATGGTTATAATTATGCTTCGGATTTTTTCACATCAGATAGATTTAAAAGATTAGTAATTCCATTTGCTGGTAAAGAGTTCGTTAAAACAAATGCACACCTAACAGACCTATCATGTATTGCAGGACGTTCTACTGATAGCGGGTGGACTTCAATTACAGGTTATTTAGCAACAACTACTTTTTTCATGGATACGGTACAAAAACAATCCGTACCACCTCCACCATTCGGAGGATATGACACTACTCTTTATAAATTTATAATTCCTGAAACAGGAGTATATGCTTTTGATACTACATTTAAATTTGATATAAAAAACACAACATCAGGGGCAGCTATTCCATCATATTATATAGATATGATGATGATGAAAAACGGATCAGCTATTGACATGCTTTCAATTGGATATTTTACTTTACCGGCATCATCAGGAACCTATAATATTGACACAGGGAAACAGTTTGGGCAGCAATCATTCATTGCCGGTGACGAGGTAACGTTTATATTACGTCCCAATCATGGCACCACTGAATGTTCCGTGAAATTTTTAACGGGCTCAAATTTGACCGTTGTCCCTGATTATAAAATCAATGAAGGTTCGACAATTACATTATCAGATTGTTTGCCTTCGGATGTTTTGCAAAGAGATTTATTGACATCAATTTTTAAGATGTTCAATCTTTATATTCAACCTGATGAAGATAATCCAAAGAAGCTAATAATTGAGCCTTACGATACTTTTTTCAATGGTTCTGTTGTTGATTTAACAGATTATGTAGACTATAATTCAGAAGTGAAGATAATGCCAATGGGAGCATTGAAATACAAGTCTTATAACTACTCGTATAAACCAGATAAAGACCAAACAAATAATAAACATCAGTCACAATTTATAGACACGTATGGTATTCGTAAATTTAAAATCGTAAATGATTTTGTAAATGATGAATATAAAACCGAAGTAATCTTTGCCCCTACACCATTGGTAGATTGGGTAGATAAAACAAGAAATAATCGTGTTCAGTCACAAATAAGTTTTCTTGACACAGCCAATCAGCACATAGCAAGTGCATCAGTTATAAGATTGCTTTATTATGGTGGGAAAATAGGTTGTACTTGGTATACAATTAACTCAAGAATTACAGGACTATATCCAACCGGGTTCACATCATTCCCTTATGTTGGGCATCTTGATTCAGTATCAAATCCAACTTTCGATTTAAACTTTGGTGTGCCAACTCAGGTGCAATACAAGGCCGTGATTTATACGTTAGGAAATTTATTTAATACTTATCACAGAAAAAACTTACTTGAAATAGTTGATCCTGATTCTAAAATTGTGGAGTTTAAAATGAGGTTGAATGAAATCCAACAATCGAAATTAGATTTCAGAAAAAACTATTTTATAGACAAGCAATATTACAGACTTTATAAAGTAGATTTCGATGCAAGTTCTGATGATTTGACAACGGTTCAATTTTTAAAATTGCGAACTAAGTCAGCATTTATAAATGGTCAAACAGGAATGAACGGTGGCAGTGGTGATTTTCTTCCAACAGGGGACGGAATAACAGGCGAGGCATTACCTTCTTATTCACCAATTATTTTATCAAACGGAAATTCATTTCAACCGGGTATGGATGCTATTCCTTTTGGGAGTAATAATTTAATAAATGGCAATGGTGTAATAAATAATTCGTCAGATAATATTATCAACGGCGATGTAGTATCTATACTTGGTGGGTCAGGGAATACAGCAAATTTAGGAGGAGAAACACTTTTAAATTGCACAGACTTTGCAAGTATAATACCTGATGAGCTCGTTGCAAATAATATTCAAATGCCATTCCTTGCAACTCGATTAGTAACTTCATCTGAGTTGCGAAATTTACGCACAACACCTATTCAAGTTGTCCCTAAAATTGACGGCTATTGGACTGAAATATTAAGGGCTTATATTGATATTTCATTCGGGGACTTAACTCCTGCGGCCTACACACGCAGAAAGTTATCTTTAGAATTTACAGGTGACGGAACTCATATAGTTGAATTTGACAACTCAATTACAGCAGTAACATCAGCAACGATGCAAAGAGGTATACTTTATAATGATACGATATTCAAAGAGGCTGCAATAAATTTAACTGCACCAGCAACACTCGGAGCAACGGGGAACGGGGTTATGTTGGTTAGTGTTCACTATTGTTTACATGCGATAATAAAATAAAAAAATGGCAGACGAAAATATAATTTTAAAAGTTGGTGTTGATGCGGGTGGTGCTGAAACTTCTGTGAAGTCTTTGAAAGCTCAGATGAGAGAATTGAGGGATGAAATGGGCAGCCATGAATTAGGTTCAGCCGCGTTTACTGAAGCTGCGAAAAAGGCTGGTGTCCTTCAAGAAAAAATGTTGAAGGTTAAAGAATCTATTACCGACTTTAATCCTGAAAAGAAATTTCAAGCATTTACAACAGTATTGGAAGGTGCTGCTAAAGGTATGGAAGCGGCAGTTGGGGCAAGTGCATTATTTGGAACTGAGAATAAGAACATGGAACAAGCCATTCTTAAAACTCAGGGAGCAATGGCATTAGCTAACGGATTAGATGGTCTTTCAGGAATGAGAGATAATCTAAAAAAGGCAGGTGTTCAAATAATGGAACACGTTAAGAGTTTGGGAACTTTAAAAGGGGCATTAGCAGCAACGGGAATTGGTGCATTAGTTCTTGCATTGGGAATTATTGTTACAAATTGGAAGGCTATAACTAAGGCAATAGAAGATTCATTTCCCGGATTTAAAAAGGTTGAAGATTTCTTTAAAAATATTAAGCAAATCGGTGCAGGAGTAATGGCATCGCTTGTAGAATCATTTAAGGTAATAGGTGAGGTAGTTAGTAAAATATTCAGTGGTGATTTTTCAGGAGCAATAGCAAGCGCTAAAACATTTGGAGAGCGTACTGCTGAAGCGTATAATAAAGGGTTTGAAGAAAAGGATAAGGAAATACAACTTGCTAATAGTATCGAGAAACGTAAGCGTGAAATAGCCTTAGACGAGGCAAAAGGCAAAGACGTTTTGAATAGAAAAATAAAACTTGCCGAAGATGAATTAAAATTACTTGAAAAAAATAGCGAGGAGTATGATACTAAGGAAATTGAATTAGAAAAACTAAGGACAGAACGAAGAAAGCGAGATGCTGATGCGGCATTAGAGGCAAAAATGAAACAGTGGAAAGAAGATTCTGATTTTTATACAGAACTGTCAGAACGGTTAAAAAGGGAAGAACAAGAAAAAATTGCAGCACGAGAACTTGAAGCAAGAAATAATAAAGAATTTGCAGACATGGCTAAGGCTATTGACGAAGATTCAGCAAAGTCTAAACGTGAATGGAGAAAGATTGATGCAGATGAAAAGAAAGCAATATTAGATACATCAATTAATTTACTAAATTCAGCATCAGATGCAGCAGGTAAAAGCACAGCTGAAGGTCAAGCGTTAGCAGCAGCAGGGACAGCTATCGCTACTTATGAGGCTGCGTTTGCAGCATATAAAGGGATGACTGTAACAGTTCCGGGGCCATTAGGAATTGGTTTAGGTATTGCAGCCGCAGCCGCAGCAACTTTATCTGGTTTAACAGCAATCAAAAATATTTATGCTGTAAAAGTTCCAAATAGTTCAGGCGGTGGCGGATCGGCTCCGAATATCTCAGCACCTTCAATGGCTAATGTATCAAACACAACACGTTTGACAAATGGTAACGAACCAATAGTAACAAGAACGCTTGATGTGAAAAATAATAAAATTTTCGTGGTTGAATCAGACATTACTTCTAAACAAAAGACCGTTCAAAACATTCAAAATAAAGCAACAATAAAATAATTTTATACTAATATTTAGATGGATAAGATTCCTATTTACAGATTTAAAGTTGATGCAAACGATGATTCGCAACTCGAAGCAGTAGCAATGGTTGATAGTCCTGCTATTGAAATGAATTGGCAGGCATTCTCAAATCAGATAAAATTTGCTGCCGATGCTGAAAAGAGAATTATATCCGGGCCATTAATGGTTGCAGAACTTCCAATTTACAGAAGAGATGCAGAACATGGCGAGTATTATGGAATATTTACAGCAGACGATATTTATAACCTTCGTAATAAATTCTTTAAAAACAATAAATCCAAAGAAGTCAACATGATGCACGATTCGACTATGATGGTTGAGGGTGTTTACATGGTTGAAAGTTTTCTAATTGATTCTAAACGTGGAATAAATTCTCCTGAAGGGTTTAATCTTTCTGATGGTTCATGGTTCGGTTCGTATAAAGTCGACAACGAACAAGTATGGAACGATTATATTAAGTCAGGGGAGTTTAAAGGTTTCTCAGTTGAAGGACTTTTTAACATCGTAAAAATTGATGCAAAACCACTTTCAGTAATTGAGCAAATTATCGAAGTAGTAAAACAAATTGAAAACTAAAAAAGCAACAACTAAAAAAATTTATACTAATTAATAATAAAATAAAATTATGAACGCAAAAGAAGGTTTATTAAAAATAGCAGAACTTTTAAAAATTAAGTTCACAGAAGATTTTACCAATGCAAAATGTACTGATGGAACAATCCTTCAGTGGACTGGTGATCTTGCAGAAGGTGTAGCAATAATGACTGTTGGTACTGATGGCAATCCAATGCCAGCAGCAGACATGACTTATGAAATCGAAGACGGTTCTAAGATTACTACTGTTGGCGGTTTGGTTACTAAAATTGAAGTTGCATCCGATCCTGCAGAAGGTGAAGGAGATTTAGCAGCCGTAAAAGAAGCATGTTCACAATTGTTTGAATTAGTAAAATCATTTGAAGTTAAGTTTTCAGAAATGGAAACAAAATTAACTTCTTACGATGAGAAGTTTACAGCAATCGAAAGTAATGTTTCAAACTCAACAAAAACAATTGATGAGAAGTTCACAGCGATTAAAGAAGTAGTTGAGGCTATTTCTTTAGAACCTGCAGCAAAACCAATTGAAACTGATACAAAAAAATTCAGTAAAGTAAAAGAAATTTCAGCGAGCGAAAGAATCGCAAACGCATTAAAAACAAAATAAATAAAAAGAAATTATGGCATCAAATTTTAACGTCACTGCGCTTTCAGCGTACACAAAAACAAACGAAGAAACTTTAATTATAAAGTCTTTCTTTGAACCTAAAACAGCATCTATGATGCAAGTTTTAACTGGTGTTAAATCAGTAATTCAAGTTCCTGCATTATCACAAAATGTAATTTTTCAAAGTGGTGCTTCTTGCGGATTCTCTGCATCAGGAAACACAACTCTTTCTGCTCGTGACTTGACCGTTGGACGCGTTAAAATCAACCATGAGTGGTGTATGGCTGACCTTGAAACAAAGTACACTCAATTGTTACTTTCTCCTGGTTCAAACTACACTGCCTTGCCGGGTAAATTAGATCAAGCGTTTGCAGAATTAATGGTTGGACAAATCGCACAAGATTTAGAAACAGCTATTTGGTCAGGTGATACTACTTCTTGGAACTCTCAACTTAATCCGTTCGATGGATTGATTAAAATCATTGGTGCAGCATCAGGAACAGTAGCAGCTAACGCAGCCGCATACATGACACCTGTAACTGCAGTAACAGCAGCAAATGTGATTGCAATTCTTGATGGTATCTATACCGCTATTCCTGCTGCTTTACTTGGTAAACCTGATTTAAAAGTGTTTATCGGAAACGATATGGCACGTATGTATCAGACTGCATTGAAAAACGCTAACTTATACAATTACCCAGTGTCAAACGAAAGTGCTAATGGTGAGTTTAAAATTGCCGGTACTGATGTAACTGTTGTTCCTGTGAACGGATTGACTGGTTCAAATAAAGCATACGCGTTGAGAACATCAAATATGTTCTTAGGTGTGGATTTGGAAAATGAAGAAGAAGAATTTAAATTCTGGTTCTCTTCAGATTTCGACATGGTAAGATTTTCGAGCAAATTTAAATATGGTGTTCAAATTTCTCAACCAACAGAAATCGTTAAATTCACTCTATAAAAAATTGGGGGACTACTAATCCCCCTCTTAAAATTGCGAGGTAGAGAAGCGGTAACTCGTATGGCTCATAACCATAAGACCATTGGTTCGAATCCAATCTTCGCAACAAACTTTAAATAAAAAAAATATGGCATGTGCAATAGTTAGTGGTTATGCGTTAGATTGTAAAGATACTGTTGGAGGTATCAAGAACATCTACATAACTGAATTGGCAAATATTACAACCGTAACGCAAAATGCAAGCGGTTATGTTACTGCAATCACCAAAGGGGCAGGAACAAAGTTTTTTAAGTATGCTTTACAGCCTCGTGGAAAAAACTCTTTAGAGCAAAACATAGATGCTAATCCTCAAAATGGGACTGTGGCATATACACAAACTGTTGCTGTTGATTTCGTAAAATTGCAGTATGCAACTCAGGTGAAATTAGGTTTAATTACTAAAAATAGAACTTCAGTAATTGTGGAAACAATGGATGGGTCATATTTCTTATGTGGCTTATCAAATGGAATGGAAGTTTCAGGAGGTAAAGCAGGAACAGGCGCAGCAATGAATGATTTTCAAGGGTACTCTTTAACCTTAACAGGAATGGAGAAAGAACTTGCAAATGAAATCGATCCATCAATAATCGCAGCACTACTTTAGTCTTTGGTTTTTCATATGTGGTTTTAAAAAAGACATCTTCTATTAGGTGTCTTTTTTTTATTATAGCAATAAAAGTATTTTTTTATACTAATTAATAGTGATAAAATTTGAAAAGTTAGCCATAAATGATATTGTCGTTACTTTAACTGAAAAAAGTACGTTGAGTAATCCTATTTATTTATGGGAGTTTAAGAATGACCAATCGAATGACCTTTATTATTTTGTCGGAACCGATACATCTCAATTTAAGCAGAGATATAATCAATTTCAAATAGAAGATAAGGCAACTAATCCGAATACATTAGCCGGACAAATATCATTAGGTAATGAGGGTTTTTATAACTATACTATATATGAAACTTCGCTAACTAATTTGAGTGGCAAAACAACAGCTTTGCAGTGTGTTCCTTTTATCATCGGAACAGTTGAGGTAGGTTTAGTTTGGGTGGTGCCCAATATTGCAACAGTCGATGCGTATGTGCCGGCAGTAGAACAAATAACAGTTTATCAACCTGAATAAAGATATGAATTTTGCAAGTAAATTAATAAGTATTGGATTTTCTAATGATAAGGTTCCTGCTTTTGTAGAGCAACGAGGTAAAGAGTGGATTAAATATGGCGAGGAAAATAACTATCCGGAGTTCTTATTAACTCTTTTTAACCGTTCGGCAATACATAATTCTATTTTAACTTCAAAGCAATTCTATATTGCTGGGAAAGGTTTTGATTTTGACCAAAAGGATATGCAAACTAAAGACATATCTAATCTTAAAGCGTTCATTGACAACCCAAATCCTGATGAAACATTAAATGACATATTAAATAAGACCGTACTTGATGAAGAGTTATTCGGTGGCTTTTATTTGCATGGAATAAACAATAAAAAAGGCGAGTTCAATTCAATCTACTTGCTTGATTATTGCACCGTAAGAAGTAACACAGATAATTCACTATTCTTTGTTGAAGAGTTGGACGAAGATGGTAAGGGTGGTTGGGTTTCTAACGATGGAACGGAGAATTATAAGCCAAAATATAAGACTATTGAGGCATACGATCCGAATAAAAAACAAAAGGAGTTCGTTTATTACTATAAATCTTACCGTCCGAATCTAAAATCTTACACTTTGCCTTCATATATTGGTGGTGTGGAAGCTATTATAACAGATTGCGAGATTGCAAATTTCCACAGAGCTGAAATTCAGAACTCTTTTAAGGGCTCAAAGATGATTGTTTTCAAAAATGGCGTGCCTTCTGATGACGAAATGAAGGCAACAGAACGCAAATTGAAGGCTAAATTCACTCCAACAGATAACGCAGGGGCGTTTGTAATTGATTTTGTTGATGACCCGGCACGTACTCCAGAGATAATGAATCTCGGTGATGACCAATTCGATAAGAAATATGATGCTTTAGATAAAACAATTGAGGGTAAAATCTTCAAATCGCATAAAATAACCAGCCCGATTCTATTTGGAGTGACAACTCCCGGAGCATTAGGGCAAAGAAACGAGTTAGTCGATGCATATAACATCTTTCAAAATACTTATATCAAACCAAAACAGGCTATTCAGCTTGCAGTTTTTGAAAAATTCGCACCTGTAAAAGGGAAGCTCAATATTATACCAACAGAACCCATACTTCCAACTTATGGTGATGCTGTTTTACAATCAATTATGACAGTTGATGAATTGAGAGGTAAGATAGGATTAAAACCAATAATGGGTGGGGATCAATTGCCATCAGGAGTACAACCGATTGCGCCTGCAGAACCTATTTTAGCACCGATAAAAGCCTATAAGTTCAGCAACGAACAAATAGATGAGTTGGATTTAGAGGTATTTATGAAGTATGGAGAACCTATTGAAATGTTTACTTCGATTAAAGCTAAAAGGCTAATATTCTCGGTTCAGGAATTTGGCAAGTTGAACGAAATGGAACAGGCTATTTTAGATTTGATTAAGAAGACACCAGACATCACAGAAGAAAGTTTAAGTAATATTCTTAAGGTTGATAAAACAATCGTAACAGATGCGTTAGAAACACTATCAGGCGAGGGATTAATAAACGTAACCGATAAAGGAATAAACACTACAAGTGAAGGTGATTCAAAAAAGGTTCCTTCATTTCAAGACTTGATGATTCGCTATAAATATGTTGAACGTCCTGATGCACCGGCATTGGTTAAAGGTGGCGAAAGTCGTGAGTTCTGCAAGGCTATGATTGCTAATCCTCGATACTTTTCAAAGCAAGATATTGACATGATAGGTGAAGAGTTAGGGCAATTGTATGGTATAGCAAATTATGATGCGTTCAGAAGACGTGGAGGTTGGTATCATGACCCAAAAAGTAATGTTAATGTACCGTTTTGCCGTCACGCATGGCAGCAAGAACTTGTTAAAAAAATTAAATAATGGCAAACGCAATATTTTTAAGTGAAGCAACATTAAAAGACCAAACGGCCATTCAAGATAATGTTGATACGAAGGTTTTGAAACCAACTATTTTGCACGTTGAGAACTTTTATCTATTGCCAATTTTGGGAACATCTCTTTTCAATGATTTGAAAACTAAAATTATTGCAAAAAGTTTGTCTACTGTTGAGAAGTCTTTGATGGATTTATATATTACTCCTGTTATGGTTTGGTGGACACTATTTGAAAGCCCAATCGTAATGAATTACAAGTATTTTAATAAAGCTGTTGGCACTCAGAACGCTGATAACATGACACCGATAACAGAATCGGAAATGTTTCGGCTAATGGATCACACAAGAAATGCTGCTGAGGTATATTCTGAACGATTAACAAAATATTTGCTTCAAAATAATACCACTTTCCCGTTATATCTAAATCAACCTAATGTTGGAATAGATACAATTTTTGCGAAGAGAAATAATTTTAATTCCGGGATGGTTTTAGATGACGAATTTGGTTGTATGGGTAAGAATAATTTTAGGAATATACCTGTTACCCCACCTGAGTTAAGGAAACCATGTACATTTTGTTAGTTATGGGAGTTTCAAAAAAAAATATTAAAAAGTTACAAGAGTTTTTAAAAAAAAACAATGAACAATTATTCGTTAAATCAAATCCTAAACCTAATAAGAACGGTGGCGTTAAACCACCCTCAAATTAATTATTGTTTTTGGGGTGAACTTTCAGAAATTTCAGCAAGCGATCAGATAGTTTATCCGATGGCATGGTTGAACTTTACTGACACTTCGATTAGCGAAAAAACTTTAAATATTCCTATTGAAATAATTGTCGCAGACTTAGCAACTGCCGATAATAGGAATGAAATAGATATAAGCAGCGATACTTTACAAATCGCAACTGATTTAATCTCAGCTTTACAAAATCCAATTTATCAAGACAATTTTTATATTAAATCAAATATTACACTTTCTCAAATAAGAGAAGGTTTGCCCGACCTTGTGAATGGTTGGAGGTTTACAATTAATTTTGAGGTTAGATATATTTCTGACCGTTGTTCAATACCAAATAAAATTTAAAATTATGACAGCAATAGAAAAAATGGCCGGTAATTCAGGCTTTAAAGTTATCACAGGAGCAGTTACTGGAGTATCTTACGAAGCATTAGTAGTTAATTCTGATGCAGTATTTACTGTATTGGAAATTGACAGCATTGATGTTTTGACATCATCAGGAATCGGATCCAATACAATCAAAGCAGGTGCATATTTACCCGCAACTGCAGGAAGTAGAATTACTAAGGTAACAATTACATCAGGAATAGTAATCGGTTACTAATATGCCAAGTATTAGAAATGGAATCGGCATAGACCGAACACAATTAAGTGGGGGGTACAATCCTATTACAGTTGCTCATATAACAAGAGTAGCACAACAAGGGGGAACAATAGATTCTCCTGCGTTATTAAATCTTTATGTGCAATACTTAGTTACTAATGGATTGATGTCATCTCAATACATCGGAGCAATACCAAGTGTTACAGGATATAAAGAAGGTAGTGTAGCAGGAAATTGTCAGATAGTATTTTCGGTTGACCCAGCAAGAAGTACAACGGGAAGTTACATAGGAGATATGGTACAGAATACAGTTGTAAATCAACCTAAATTATTAAAGTATAGTGGAGAAAGATATGCTAAAGGATATTTTGGTGGTTATATAACTACATCCTCTTATACAAGTATAAACAATAGAGATTTTGATTGGGTAATTACTGTTAAGGCTGACAATGATTCAGTAGGAGCTTTGTTCTCTTTGGAGTGGACTGCATTAAATGGAGTAGGAACAACTCTTATAAGAGAGTCTGATGGTAGTTATACGATTAATCATTCAGGTGTTACTCATACAGGATTTTTAGCTAACATTACTTTAAGTAGTAAATTTTGGGTAAAACTTGAATGTATAGCTATGCACCAATATAATTTGTATTTTTCAAATGATGGTATAGTTTACGGAGCTGCTATTTTAGCTAATTTTTCTTCAAGTGGTGGAGCAGGGTATGATTTAGATATTTTATATGTAAGTACCGATAAAATTACTAATGGAACAGATTGTAATATTTATGATTTTACATATAATAATGCTACTAACGGAAACAATTTTAAGTTAGATTTAGCTGCTTACAATCACAAAGTATCAGAAACAACGTGGACTGCTACAACAGGAGAAACTTGGACTTTGAACAGACCTGTGACAAATGCAACAGCCTATCAATCTACAATAGTAACAAGAACAAAATATCAAGTTAAAAACAGTATATATTTAACATCAGGAACAATTCCTTTTGGTACAGATATTACTTTCTTAGATATTAGAACATTATTAATGCCATTTTTAGCTAATGATGCTGCATTGTTTCAGGGACAGGAATACCTAAAATCAACAATTTTTTATTCTACTAATTCTGGTATCCATTTAGGTTATTTAAGTGGCGCAACTTTAACTCAACCATCTTTAAATAAAAATACAATATTTACATTTTTTAGAAAAGATGCAGGAGGTACAAAAGCGCAAGAAAATAAAGGAACTATTGTAACAGCAGCTGGACAATATGATTCAGGAGCGCTAACTCAAATAAGACAGATAGGTTATGTAGATATATATCAAACAGCATCAGATATTAATGGCTTTATATCTTTATCAGGGGATTCAGTTTCTGATAATAACTTAAAAGATTTCTTAAATACAACAATATTTAACGGAGAGATATACTAATGGAACTACCAATAGATAATACACCTAAACCAAAGTTTCTGATAGTAAATGAAACTAACATTGATAAGATAAATGCTTTAGTAAAAGAGCAGTTAAATCTTACCGATGAAACCTACGTGCAAAAGGTGCAACAGAAACACCCTACAAAGGAACTGTACAATGTACCTATGTTAGACTTTGTAGAATGGGAAATTATTATAAGTGAGATTACTTGTGAACAGGTAGTTGAATTAGGTAGTGATTGGATTAAAGTTCAAGAAAAAATAATTTAAAATGGAAACATCTAAACAATTAAACCTCCCGAAATAATGGACACCACACAAATCATCGTAGCTTGTTTAAGCGCAATCGTAACCATTGCAGGGGTTTTAATTACCGTTATTTGGCAAATGATGTTAGCGAGGGTTAAGGTATCTGAACAGTCGCTAATCAACCACGACAGGCGTATACAGAAAGTTGAGGATGTATTTACAATTACGATTGAAAACCTGACGAAAAAGGTTGAGGAGTTATCTTTAAAGGTTGACAACTTAGCCACACAAGTTCATAAAGAAAAGAACGAAGAAAATAAAATAAGCTCGACAATGGTGGGGCTTTTAAAATTCGTTGAAAAGGGCTACGAGCAACATGAAAAAATAATCGTTGCAATCAATAATCTAAATAAGCACTATGAAAAAACTATTTAATAATTTTCTCTCACCAACACCCGAACATATTAAGAAATGGCAAAAACTTTTATTTGCATTTGGAGGGTTAGGAACAGCTATTGCAGTTGGTGGCGCAATGTTTGATTGGATTCCTTTGGTAGTCGTTCAGTCAATGGGTGGAGCAACACTAATAGGAACGTTTTTAATGCAGTTTAGCAGCGACAAATGATGTTAGAGGTAGTATGCTTAGTCATCATACTGCTGTTTCCAATAATTTTAGTCTATATAATTGATAAAATAGGTACTAAAAAATAAATTATGCCATCAATAACTTTAGTGGGTAAGATAACACAAGACTATTTAAGGAAATTTCCAAATACCTCAAAGCGAGAATTAGCAAAACTACTTTTTCAAAGCGAACCTAAGGTTTTTAGCTCTTGTGAAAGCGCAAGAAATTCTATAAATAGACACACAGGAGTTTCAGGACTAAAAAACACATCAACTAACGTGATAAATTTTATTAACGAACTGAAAAAACTTAAAAAAGAACTCCCAAAAGGCGAAACTGATAGAATCGAAACTTATCATTTACCAAAAGATAAGCGAAAAGTTTTAATGTTATCAGATATTCATTTTCCTTACCAGGATGATGCAGCGTTATTCGCTTCGTTAGAGTTTGGAGAAAAGAATGGAGTTGATACAATTTGGCTAAATGGCGATATAATGGACATGTACCAATTAAGTCGTTTTGAAAAAGACCCACGCAAACGAAATTTCATTTATGAGTTAGATTGTGTTCGAGTATTTTTAAAAGGAATCAGGGCCATGTTTCCAAAAGCGTTAATAATTTATAAAATGGGCAACCATGAGAATCGTTGGGAAGCGTTCTTGAAACAAAAAGCACCTGAATTATTAGGCATGGAGGAATTTGAACTTTCAACTTTACTTCATTTTAACGAACATAAAATCATTTTATTAAAAGACAAGCAGCTTGCTTATTGTGGCGAATTGCCGGTACTGCACTTTCACGAACTTCCATTGAAATCAGGAGGCGTTAATCCTGCTCGTACAGTATTTTTAAAAACTGGGCATTCGGTTATTGGTGGCCATTATCATCGTAAATCCGAACACGTTGAGCGTACACTTGAAAATAAACTAATCAAGGTGTATTCAACAGGATGCCTTTGTGATTTATATGCTGCTTATATGCCTTTTAACAATTGGTCGCACGGTGCAGCGTTAATTGAGGTTGATAAGTTAGGAAAATATAAGGTTAACAATTTCACAATTATTGATGGCAAAATCTACTAATGAAAGTCGATGAATATTTACACCATAAAAACCATAATATTAAGCCTGATGCTGAAAGTTTTGGGAGCAAAATTTATATTAAAAAGGCTGGCCGGTATAGGATTAATGGACAACAATTTATTGGCAGTAGTGATAGCAATACTAACGAAATCATAATTGACCCACGACAAAATGGTAAAGAGTTTTTGCAAACAGCAATACACGAGAAGTTGCACTTAATACACCCCGAATATTCGGAAACAAAAATAAGAATTGAGGCAAGAAAGTTGGGACACTTAATTTGGAGCTTAGGATATAGAAAAGTTAATTTAAAATGATATATAGAAAAATAAACGATTAAAAAAACTTTACAAAAAATTAAATCTAAAAGAAGAAATGATTATCACAATTAAAAGAACATATTTAAACGGTGGCACAAATGGCGACATAAGCGTTGATGGTAAATTTCACAGTCATTGCATTGAATTGCCAAACTTAAATAACCAACATGGAATCAGTTGTATTCCTGAAGGAAGTTATGAAGCTATTAAACACCACTCAGAACATTTAGGCGATGTCCTTTGGTTGCAAAATGTACCTGATAGGGACATGATTTATATTCATTCGGCTAACGATGCAAAAAAAGAATTGAAAGGTTGTATTGCGCCTGTGACAACTTTAACAGGGGAGGGAAAGGGAAGCGCAAGTAAGGCTGTGTTTATTCCTTTGCGTGACTTGGCTTATGCAGAAATAGCAAAAGGTAAGAATGTAACTGTATTTATTGGGTCGGATAAACCTGTTGTATGAGAGATTTAATTTACATAATTATTTTATCCGGCTTAATCTTATTGCTTTTCATGCGACCTATAAAAGAGAATGAAATATTCGACAAAGGTTTTAACGAGGGGATTACTTCAATCGGGCAAACTGTGGCAAGGTTACAAGATGATTATGATTCGATAAAAAAATATTCTGAAAATAATGTTGAAATTCAGATTCAAAAACAATGGCTTATAAAACACAAGTACGATACTATCTATATTAAATTAGATTCGTTAAGCGAAGATTCTGTACACAAATTATTCTTGAAACTATATGAATAAATTATTTTTAGTTATCGTTTTGTTGACATCAACGAAATGTTATTCTCAACAAACACAAGCGGAACATAAAGCCGTAGTAACTTATTTTAAGAACGCTGAGTGTATCGAAACTTCATTAACTAAAGATAGTATCATTTTATTTCAATCAATTCATATAAACGCCTGTGATAAGTTTGCCGATAGTTTGAAGTTTGAACTTAATACCGCAATTGTTTTAGGACAAAATTTGTCCAAAAATTGCAAATCGGAAATCGCAAAAATAAAAAAAGGACAAGCGATAAAATCGGCTGCACTTTATGTTTTAATTCCAATATTTATTTGTGAAATCGCTATTATTTTAATTCGTTAATTTTTACCTATTTTATTGGTGTTCGCAAAAATCATGGCACATGTCCGCAAGTTAGGTGCAAGTTTTATTTAAAATTTCTACCACCCGCTCTGCACACTTGCGAGTAAGTCCGTAACCAATATCTATGCAATCGGGATGGTCTTGATTATTTGCAGTCCTAACAAAATTATTTGTTTGAGTTGGCAGCATATCGTTATAATCGTCAATTATACAGTAGCATTTTACATTGTTATCATCAATCCATTGCTGAATTTCAAACCCTCTATCAACTTGGTCGTAAAATTCACAAGTTCCACGTTCTACTACATCAACTTCTGTCGGAGTAATATCAATTACATCACCTGCCAAGTTTCGATGCTTCCACATTCTTTGCATTTCAGATAATCCACTCATTCGCCAAGTGCTACTAATCACAATCTTTGCACCTGTCTGTTCAATAATCCATCTTAGATTATCTTCAAAATGTTTATGGAAGCATTGCCCGAACTCGTCTCTACCTTGTCCTATAACATTTAGCACTCCGTCTATGTCTAAGAATATAATTTTGTCCATCGATCAAATTTTAAATAAAACCAGACACCTAACAGCACATACACGCTATTTTGCCACCCTCAGTCCAACGCTCACAGCGTGTATCTGCAAAACGTTAGTGGCAAGTGCTACGACTTCGGTAATATCAACCATGCAACTACATCGGAATTGTGGTCTATTTGTATGTATTCAACTTCAAAATGTTCATTATCGCAACTGAATTTTATCCATTCATCCGTTTCTTCTTTTTCATATTGCAAATTTCCTTTGTTGTCTAATAGTTCATTATGAATTTGGTCGCCTTGATTTAAGCGAAACGGAAGTTGCATTGTCCATGTGTAGAAAAATCCGTTTCCGTAATAATGTAAAATATGGT